GAAATAGGCAAAGAAGAAGTTCGTGTAGTCACACATATACATCCTACCTATATCGTAGCAGCCATGCATGCTGGAATCGAATTATCGGAACTAGTCAAAGATTTTCCAGAACTAAGCAGATATACTCGTGTAGCTCCTAACGTGGGAGATGTTCCGCCTATTAGTCAAGAGCTAGGTGATCAGTGTCATGAAAAGTTGGGTTTAAATCATAGTACAGGAGAAGTTAAGTACGATATAGTAGGAATTAAAGGCCACGGGGTCGTGGCTATCGATACTACTCCTTGGAGAGCATTTGAGCACATCGAACGCCTCGAGCATATAGCCCGTATCGTATTAGCAAGTGGAAACTATTAACTTTTTACATTTATGCTCTAAACTAATAAATAAAATGGTAAGGAGCATCTAATGAGGAAAAGAGATTATAGAAAAATATATGAAGAGCATTACGGCGAAATACCGAAAGATTCTTTAGGGAGATCTTACGATATACACCATATCGATGGAGATTATAATAACAACGATATATCTAATTTAATAGCCGTAAGCATCGAAGAACATTATAAAATCCATAGAGATCAAAAAGATTGGGGTGCTGCTTGGTCTGTAGCGAAAAGATTAAACATTACTCCTGAAGAAAAAAGCGAAATAACCAGACAAATGAATTTAGCCAGATCTAAAAATGGAACCCACTGGAGCCAAATAGCAAGCAAGAATGGTACACATCATTTCCAAGATCCGGAGTATCAAAAGAAGCTGGCTAAAATAAGTTTGGAGAAAGGTACACATTCGAGCCAGCAATTATGGACCTGTGAAAAATGCGGTAAGAGCGGAAAACATTTAGTCAATTATAATAGATATCACGGCGAAAACTGCGGTATGAACAGCGTCTCAAAAAATAGAATCTGGGTGAATAATGGATCTGTTAGTAAGATGATCGATGAAGACCAGCTCGATATTCTAATGAATGAAGGATGGAGTAAAGGTCGTGGGTCATCGGAATTAACTCCCCGACGATTAAATTCAAAAGGCACAACAGGAAGAGCGAATCCTTATATTAGAAAAACAACAAGGCCCTACAATAAAAAACAGACAGCTTAAAGGAAAACGTTAATGTTAGCATTTATCTATACCTTGGTGATGGTACAAATCACTATAGCCTGCGTTACGCTTTATTTGCATCGCAGCCAAACACACAGAGCAGTACTGTTCCATCCTATAATAGCACATTCTATGAGATTTTGGTTGTGGTTGACCACCGGAATGAACACCAAAGAATGGGTAGCCATACATCGAGCACATCATCAATATAGCGACACAGAAAAAGATCCTCATAGTCCCAAAGTCTATGGTATCTGGCGTGTAATGTTTATGGGTTGGAAACTTTATGTAGATGCTCGTAAAAACAAACAAATGATTCGAGAACTAGGAGTTGGCACACCCAACGACTGGATCGAAGAAAAGATTTACACTCCCCACCCCCTCGCAGGAATTCTTATAATGTTAGTCATAGACTCTTTGCTCTTTGGTCCGGGCGTGGGATTTATTGTGTGGGGAGTCCAGATGATATGGATTCCATTCTGGGCTGCTGGAGTTATCAATGGCGCGGGGCATTTCTGGGGATATCGCGTGGCAGACACTGCTGATACTTCTAGAAACTTGTGGCCTTGGGCATTCTGGATCGGCGGCGAGGAATTGCACAACGGGCACCATAGCGATGGGGCTTCCCCTAAATTTAGTAAACGACCTTACGAATTTGACATAGGCTGGATGTATATCCGTATATTACAATTCTTAAGGTTAGCTAAGGTTAGAGGACAATAGAAAAAGGACCCCAGGGTCCTTTTTCATTTACTACATAATCTATTGACCGCTATGCGGTGATAATGTAAATCAATAATTACTTCTTAGTAGCGCCATTGTTAACAAAAGCGTACATCTTTTCTGCGGTTTCTAGAACCTTGTCAAGTCCTGGAAACTCAGGCATACCAACGGTGGTGGTAACAGTGCCAGTTTTCTCATCACGAGCTGCTGACATTTCCCAACCTTGCCATTTGAATGTAAACTCCTGTGCTACTAGGTCTTTGGCTTCCTTGAGGATCTCTGTGCGGATCTCATAACCATTCTTGTTAAATTTAACTTCTGGTGCTTTCACTTCTGGTAGTCCGTTAATTGGGTTTGACATTTTATTTCTCCTTGTATGTGTGTGTCAATTTACTGCTGACTTTCCTTGGGCTCTACTTTGTATGGAGCGCTTGGAAAGTATTCTTTGGAAAAACCTTTTTTCCAAGAATTCTCTAGCAAATCCCATCCTGTGTCTATGATGGTCTTTGCGAATCGGGTCTGTGCTTCTAGGTATTTGTCTGCGATGTCACGCAGTTCCGGATCTTTGACTGCGAATTCAAAGGCGTCTTTTTTGGCCTTCTGTACTGTGTCGATAAAAACGTGTAATTGATACATCTGTGTCTCCTGTGTGTATTAATATTATATATCTCTGCGATATATTATCAAGATCTTTTATGGCAAAAATTCACCGTTATGCTCATAATTCAACCAGTACCATCTCCATACCGGGCCGTATCGCAGTTTGTAATAATTTTCAACCCATAGATCTATCCAAGACTTGTATAAGTTCATCAAAATCTCCTATCTTGATTGAATAGATCTATGTCAAAAGCCAGCTCGTTTTCATCGATGTGATATCTTATGATTTTTTTATTATCCGGAGTTTTGGCCTTTAATATCATGAGATCGTCGATTATCACAAAAGATAATTCGTAACCCCAAGAATTTTTCCAAGGACCGAACTGCTGATAATGTATGTTATCAACCATCATAGTGTTGATCAGTCGGCAATCATCAGCTGTTTAGCTTTTTCAAACTTCCCTTGTCTCGACAGAGCAGTAGCAGCTCTGGCTTTATTAAGAGACTCTAGAATGTTTACTAGACTTTTTAAAAAATTCTTCATTCCCAGCTCCCTATTCCGTGTTTTGAGTTGGCCAGTATGCGCTGTGCCTTCGCCATCTGTGATTTTTCAATGGCTGTTATAAATCTTAGTATAAAAACTTTGATTTTTTTCATTTCAGTGTCCTTGTGTGTATATCAGTATTTATACTGAGATATTGCGCAGCGCACAAAAAGCGTCAGTATTGACTCAGATTAATTGATAGTTTATAATGTGTAATCTTTCGGTAAATACAAGATAACATTGGTTAACCCTATGAAAATAAGAACTAGATCAATACTGCAGGAACTCAACGAACTAGCAGAAGTGCGCAATAAAGATGCACTCTACGAAAGTCGTGCTATCAACATCATCAATTCTGCTATAAATCTCGTAGAAAGCTTAAAGGCACATTACGGAGAAGAGGATGCTGATGAGTTAGAGCGCAGATTAATCAATGCGATCAAAGGACAAGATCCCGCCAAATTTACTCGTGGAATACGCAGGATCTCCGAAAGTCGAAAAACCAAAAAACCTATATTAGAACAGAAAGATAATGAGTGAATTATTCGAAGGCGGTAATATCTTTAAAGATGAAGCCGGAACTATATTAACTAAAAACATAGCCAAAGCCGATGTGTTACCTACTGTCCGTTGGCTTGAAACAGTTACCGGTCTAGAACTCACAGACCACATGCTAGGTACCACAGGTAAAAAAGAGTTCAGCGGCGATCTTGACATCGCCATAGATGCTAACGAAGTAAACAAAAATGATTTCGCTGCGAAATTAGCAGACTATATCATGCAAGAAGGCGGTGATCCTAAAGACTGGATTAAAAAATCTGGAATCTCTGTACATTTCAAAACACCAATCAAAGGCGATCCAGCGAACGGATATGTACAGGCAGATTTTATGTTTGGTGAGCGTGACTGGATGAAATGGTCTATGACCGGAGGACGTGAGGGAAGTGAGTTGCGTGGCGCACATCGCCACATGATCCTTTCTAGTATAGCCAATGCTCGAGGACTCAAGTGGAGTTTTCAGAACGGTCTAGTCAATAGAGAAACCAACGAAGTGATTTCTAAAGATCCTAACGAGATTGCTAAAAAACTTCTAGGACAAACTGCTACGCCCAAAGATCTAGCTGATCCAGAAGCTATCATTGATTATATTATTAAGCTACCTAACTACGAAGAATTAGTAGCCAAAGCTCGTGTAGATCTCGACAAAGAAGGAATCAAGTTACCTGTGGCAGGAAAAGTAGAAAGCTTCCAGCCAGGAACTGGTGCTTGGTTCCGTAGGATGATCGAGATCGTTAAATGAGAGCGTTTGAGTTTTTAACAGAAAAGTGGAGTGAAAAATACAAAC